ATCAGCAAAGTTAGTTACTGCAGTTAAGTTATTAGCAACTGTAGTTACATTACCTGATATCCCTGCGACTGAGGTAACATTAGAGCTAATCCCTGCAACTGTTGTTACGTTAGCAGACACACCTGCGACTGTATTAATATTGGTTGCATTACCTGCTACAGATGTCACATTAGCATCTATGCCAGCTACTGTATTAACATTTGCAATATTAGTTGATACCACACCGATATCAGTAGCATCTGCTGCTACAGCATTTATATTGGTAGCATTAGCTACAACAGCATTAATGTTTGTGCTATTACCAGCAACAGAGGTTATATTACTACTAATGTCTGCTAGAGTATCCATATCACTAACAATAGCAGTTGTACCTAGAGTATTCATATCAGCTACAGCATCTACTGTACCTAATCTACCAATCTCAGTTGCCACACCAGCAACAGATGTTACATTAGTATTGTTCCCTGCTACTGTAGTAACATTACTAGAAATCCCTGCAACTGTTTGAATTGCATCTGTTGCATCAGTACCATCTTCAATATCTGCAAGGGTTTGAATGTCTGCACTAATTCCAGCTAATGTACCAATATCTGTACCATCATTAGCTACTGTAGTAACATTAGCCGCAATACCAGATACTGTACTAACAGCAGAAGATATCCCTGCTACTGTACCAATGTCTGAGCCATCTGCTGCTACTGTAGTAACATCAGAAGCTATTCCAGCTACAGTTGTTACATTAGATGATACCCCTGCTACTGTAGTAACATTAGCTGAAATACCTGAAACAGTATTAATATTTGTATTGTTATTAGCAACAGTAGTTACATTAGCATTAATACCTGCCACTGTAGAAACATCAGAAGTAATACCAGCAACTGTAGTTACATTTGAAGAAACACTTGAAACATTTGATACTGCAGAGCTTATGCCAGCTACAGTATTTACTGCACTAGATATCCCAGCAACAGTACCAATATCTGTACCATCATTAGCTACAGTTGTTACATTTGCACTTATACCAGATACAGTGGTGACATCACTACTAATACCTGCAACAGTACTAACATTAGCACTAATACCTGAAACAGTATTAATATGTGCTTGTTCTGCTGAAGTAGGTTTAGTTGCTAACCATACTGTATTACCTAAGTCATAAACTTTTAAAGTATTACTTGTTGTATTAAAGTATAAAGCACCATCAAGTAAAGTATTACTATCATTATCTGTTGTAGGGTCTGCACTTTTAGAACCTAAATACCTATCATCAAAGTTATCTAGTAAAGTTTCTGTATTACTTTGTGCTAATTCTGCTGCAACTTTAGCTGTAACTGCGTCAGTAGATGCAGAGACTGCTGTATTTTTTAATGCATCTAGTTGTAAAAGTGCTTGACTTGTTTGTGTATCTAAGTTTGTTTGATCTTCAGTTTGAAAGACACTACCTTGGCCTGATGATGATGCTACAGAAACAGGGCTAACAGAAGAACTAGTTGCACTAGAAGAGACAACATCTATTTGTAGTTCATCTAAAGAAGTTTCAAAAACTCCACCTTGGGAGTTGTTTGAAGAAATGGTAGGATCAGACATAAGATAATATCCCTTAGTTAAATTAAATTATTTCCATTAAAATTAACTTGAACATTACCACCAGAAGATTTTCTTTTTCTTTCTTCTGTGTTTAATTCATTAATCTCTGCGGAAAATAAGCTAGCGTATTGAGTAGCGGATTCAGGTTCTGCTAAATAAAAGAAGACTTCTGCTAAAGCACCATTTAATAATACTCTTTCATTTTGATCTTTTAACCAATTAGAAACTTCTGCACCATAATAAGATTTTGTTACTATTGTTCTTTCTTGTAATGCAGGGGCTGCAGGTATATCCCCATCTGCAACTGTTGCTTCATAATAAACAGTTGATTGAACCACATCACTTAAAGTATATTGTACTTTTTTAAGATTAGTAGTACTTACTGTAGCACCTGTAGCTAAATTAGTAGGTGCTGGATTTGCAACAGTAGCTTCTACTATATATGATTCACTTATGTTTGCATTAGCAGCAGTTACATCATAACGTGCAGATAAGTCATAAAGTCTTTTATAATAGTAAAGTTCTACTGATGACTCTGTACCATTAGCAGAGTTGTTTTGAAACCCCGGAGATAAAAGAATATTATTTCCTTTCCTTGTCCAATAAGCTAATGAACTATACTTCTCAGCATACATATCATAAAATGTTCTGATATCTGTTTTTTCATTAAAGACCCGTGTTGTTTGGTTATTACTTCCAATACCACGAATCTGTATAAATTCTATAAGGTTACTAGGAATATTTAATGAGGTAATCGAGATACCACCATTATTAGAACTAGATGTGTTTGCAGCTAACACCTCAGAAGTGTAGCTGACTGTTTGTTCCAATGGAGGAACACGAAGATGACGATAAGATTTGTCTGCAGCATAGGTTAAACAATCACCAATAATTGCATCAGATAAAACCTCTTCATCTCTATTTGACCAATTTCGGACTAATCCTATTAGGTCATTATAACTTCTCATAGTTGTTCCTCCCAATAAGGATTAGTACGACAATAAATATGCGTACTCTGATTTAATAATATTTTTAAACTTTGTCATTAATGTTTTATCTTGCATTGTCTCAGGCTTATGTATATCAATTCCATATTTACTAAGGATATCAATAGCTACAATATCAGGTATGGTTGCAAACTTCTTATAGCCAATATCTTTTCGTTGACCATTGTCCCTTTCTTGTTTTGCTTTTTCAAGAAAAGGTTTTTCATCTTGTTCAACTACCCACGTAGAATCACCTTTTGCTGCACCTGAAGTATACTCAAATGTCCCCTTAAGAGAACCGGGACTCATCTTATCCCCTACTTTCCACTTTGCCATATTAAATCCTTAAGCTGCTGAAACTTGAACAAATCTACCTGACTTGCCAATAAAACCTAATACCGGATTTGCAATTGAAACTGCACTTCCCGTACCATAAAAATTCGCTGTGTTAATAGAATACCCACCAGCTGATACAGCGGCTTCTTTCCATGAACAATTGTCTGCTGGATATATTACCGCAGTACTAGTACTTTTAATAACTAACATAAATTATTACTCCCAAATAATTTAAAAAAAAGAAGGGGACATAAAGTCCCCCTCTGCTAGGTCTTACTCAAGACCATAGATAGCACCGCAACCTTTAGGGTTACGAACTTCTAGTGTTGTTTCTTCAATCATCATTCCGACAGTTGAATCACCTTTTTGACCAACGTCTACTTCTGTGAGTGGACGTAGTGTAGCAACATTAAACCACATTGGATCATAGATCAATGCAGCAAAGTCAGCTACATCAGGACGACCTGTTCCAGTGTGAGCAACATTGTTTTCACCCTTAACTGCGACAACATTTGAAAGACCCATGATGTAGTTAGGAACTACCATGATATCTCCAAAGTCTGACATGTACACATCAACTGATTGACGAAGTTTTCCGTCACCATCAATGTTTCTACGAACACCTGTATCTCCAACCATTAGGTCAGAGAAATCACGGCGAAGCTTTGGTGACAACATAATACGAGTTGCCTTTCCACCTTCTTGGTAGATTTTCTGCATGACCGAATCAATATTAGCTAGAGCTAAAGGATCACGATCAGGGGCAGTACCTGCGCCAGCAATAGTAGAACGAATCTGAGAGATACCAGCATTGTCAGTACCTGCTGCAGTTCCAGCTGCTGAAGGAGCTTGGTACTCACCAAGATAATCTACAGTAGCCGCTGATTGGATATACGCTTGGAATCCACCAGCAGTACGAGTACCTGCGCCACTTGCAACGTTATAAGAATGAACCATGTCAAACTCAACGTCACGGCGAAGTTCTGTTCCACGCTTTTTAAGTTGGTAAGCATACTCATCAGCAACACCAGCCTGATCGACTGCACGGCGAGTACCGGATACAGCAATAGACTTACCATTGATTTGAGTGTAGTTACCTAAGCGTGAGCGAAGTGGACCAACAAGATGAGCACCAGCGACATAGTCACCTGCGCCTGTGTCTCCCGGTGTGACGTAATCTGTACCTTCAGCCAACTTAGAGTTGCCCGGAGTTGCCAGTTCGTCTGTTTGCCACTCATGGTAAATAGCCGTAGCTTTTGCTTTACCGATAGAAGAGAGAAAGGGTGTCTCTTCACGAGTGATCATAGTGATAAAATTTGCCAAGTCTTCACGTTGTGAAACGTCTGCATTATTGCGACCTGAAGTTACGTCTGCCTGAGCACGACCCGTGGATACGCCACGACCTGCAACGATTGCCATTGTTATTGTTCTCCGATATAAGAAATATTGTTAATTGTTAATTACCTAAAGATCGGGAAGCAAGTTGTTTTAGAAAAGCCATTTGATCGTCATTAGATGAGTCTGATTTAAAAGCTCTCGCTTTAACCATAGCATCTTGATCTGATTGCGCTTTTGTTGAAGATTTAGCTTTTTTAATTGGAACTTTTTTACTAGGCGTAGACTTGCGTTTAGCTTGTCCTTTTGTTACACCTTGTTTTAAAAGACGATAATCATTTACAAATTTAACCATAACAGGATCTACGACAGTGTCGAGAACCTCTTCTGCAATACCTTCAGTGAGAGCAAACTCTCTAATTTCTAAAGCTATTGTTTCATTAAATCCGGGGATGTATTGGTCTATACTAGTATTAAAATATTCTAAAGCTTCATTCCAATAACCTTCATTGATATTGTCTTGTTGCTGTTCAATATTTTTTACTAGACCTTCCCGTGTTTTACGTGCTTTCCAATAATTTTGTTGTGCTATTTCACGTTGATCTTTCAATTCGGAAAGTTCAAAAGTGTCACCATCTGCACGAGCTTTACTAATTTTAGCTTCAATGTCATGGTATGCTTTTGCGAAATTTTGTTCTCCATTAAGAAGCACAGCTGCACTTGCTTGACCAAGCTTGTTGATCTCAGTAAGCTGTGTTTCACGCTCGGCTTCTAACTCCTTACGAGCTTCACCTAACTCTCGACCCTTGTTAGAAAGAGATTGTTCAGTAGAGTAACCTTTAATAAGATCACTAAAAGATACTTCTTGTTCTTTGCCATCTATTTTGACAATAACTTTTGCATCTAAGTCTAAATCTTCCGTAGAGTAAACAGCAGTCTCTTGGGTAGCCGCAGCATCCTCATCTTCTGTTTCTTCATCTTCGTATCCAACTTCTTCTTCATCTCCATTAACGACTTCATCAGATCCATATGGGTCTTCCGTATCTGATTCAGACGGGCCAACTTCAGGAATCTCTTCATCGGGTAGCGATTCGGCAACAAATTGTGATTGCGCCATAACAGCATCCAAGAGTTCATTTTCAGTTAGACCATTGTTTACTTCCGCAGGAATGTCATCCGTATTGGGTAGAGATTCTTTTGCTTCAGCCATAATATTTTATCCTCAATTATTTGTAGTTGATGTTTTTGCTGTAGGTTTAGTTACAGTTTTTTTAATTGGCTCTTCTACTTTTAGTTTAGAATTACCATCATCATAACGATCCTTTAATGAGTATAGTGACACTAAAGTTTCTGCATTCATTTTTGTTTTACCGGGGCTACGCATAGAGTCGTACTCCAGTAAATTAATCATATCTTGTATATTTTTGATAACTTTTACGTAATCAATCGTTCTCATTGTTGTCCTCCATGAACTTTATATTCTTACCTAGCATTTCATACTCTACTAGTTTTTGACGAACATCACCTAATGACAAAGCAGAGTTATAAATAAACTCTCTTGTCTTAGTCTCATGTGGTTCAGTCTTTAACCAATGCATAAAATATGTTACTAGCAGTTCACCGTAAGCGTCATCAAAAAACTCTTGACGTTCTTTAGATGCAAAGGCTGCATTTACTAATGCTTCTTTTGCTAACACATCGGGATGAATTTTATTACCCAGAACCTTCTCGCCTGACTTCCTATATTTTTCCATATTAACCCTGTGGTCCTTCCATTTGTGGTGGACCCTGTTGTTGTGCGGCCTGTGGTGGGGCCATGATTTGTTTAACTATATTAAGTATAGCGTCAAAGTTTGGATGCTCCTCTAGGGTTGCACCTTCTTTTACAGACTTAATATTTAGATCAGCCCACTCTTGATAATGCCTATCAATAGCTACTGCCATCTGACGAGAGTTATCATCTAAAGTGTTACGAGCTTGAGCCTTAGTGTACGTGACATTAGCTTCTTGTAAACCAATATCTGCTTGAGCTTTTGCTAACTCCATTTGTTTAGCTTGTTCTGCTTGTTTAGCTTGTTGTTCCATTGCCTTAGCTGCTTTTTCTTTAAACTCATCTTCTGTATAATCTACAAAGAAATCATTAGAGTCTAAACCCATAGCTTCTACCAGTTGTGTAACCACATTAGCTGGAGCTTCTGGTTTAATTATTAAGCCTACACCCTGCGCTTTTAATGCAGGTAGTATTTCTTGACCTAAAGATCTAAGCTTTTGAATTTTGTTTTGATTAGAATTTTCACCAATATCTACAAATATTTCACATTCAAGATTATGAGGGAGATCAGCTGGATTAATTGTAGAGAACGAGTGGGCTACTTTACAAGTAACTTTTTCATTCATACACTTACGTAAAGTGTGGTAGACACCCAGACATAATCTTTTAAATCCTGTTTCTGCAAACCTTCTAGCAACTTGTTGAATACGTTTTTGTGATGCAGATTGTACTGCCGCCATTTTTTGTTCTGAATTACCAGAGACATACAACGTATCATTTAAACCTTGCGCTGCCTTAGACATACCTGTGGCTTGTTCCTTAACCATCTGTAGATGCTCAAGTAAAGGCACAGTACCTGTAGCCATAGCTTCAGGAACCATAGCAGACACGGCATTGTTAGGGTTGCCGTTGGTTGGTATGATTTGTTTTGGTTTCATATTTTGCAATGCACTAAAGTCTACAACATTTGGATCTGCAAGTTTTGGAGAATAGTTTGTAAGATATGTGTTTTCAACAAACCCTCTTAGAATTGCTGTAGATGCTAAAGTAGATGAGCGAGTGAAATCAGCAATGGATAATCCATAAAACTCAAATGGTATATTAATAGGGGACAAAGAAGCAAGGGGGACCATGTCCACATCTTCTTCTAATAGCACATGGCTACCTGCTATAATAAATCTTTTAAGCTCTGCAATACCATCACCATCACGATCAATACGTAACCAACATTCAGTTACAGTAACTTCACGGTTTGCTTCAAGCGGTGTTAGGTCTAGACTAGCAGAACCTTGCCAGTACTCTTGACCTGTAATAAGTTTTCTTGCAGCAACATCCTCAGTGTATCGAGAGTTGCTGTTCCAATTATTTGATCCTAATGCATCCCAATCGTTTTCAGTAAGAGACTCAGACATCTCAGGCCACATCTTACGCATCTCTGAACGAGTGTAAGTAGATTGAAGACCAATGAATTCTGCATCCTCAATAGAGGAAGCCTCTCTAGATATTCTAAAACTTTCTGGGGGAATAAGTTCTAATTTAACTTTTGACTTATTTATTTTTCTACGTAGACGTACATCTACATAAACAATTTCAGCCTCTCCATTTTGTAGTACATCATTTTCAAAATTTAAATCACCAACAATTTCAAGACTATCATCTGCTAGTATTTCATCAAGCTTATCTGAATTAATCTTTTCGTATTCTTCAAAGATATACTCATAATCTTCTACGTAATCCCAACGAATGATCCCATTCTTCCATAGTAAAGCACATTTCATCCATGACTCTAGTATAGACCAACCATCATTCTGTTTAAAAAGACAATAGTTAACAAGTAATGATGCATCTTTGGCAGACTTAAAAGCCCCCGGAGTATCATTGTAAGGTACAAAACGAGCTAGTCTTTGGTTGTTTAAAAACAAATCAGACAAAATTGCAGCATAAGCTTCTACTGTTTCTGTAGTAGATGTATCTACAATGCTTGAAACCCCTTGGGGAGACAAGTGTCCTGCAGGAATACCTGCGTATTCGTAAGTACTTTTAACTCTTTCATAAGCTAGATCAGAGGAATTCAGCCAATCACCTACAGAGTTTTGAACTCCTGATTCAATTAAATTAATTAGCTGCTCATCTGTAACTTTTTCTTTATAGCCATAACGAGCCGCCATTATTTATAACCCCCTTTTGTGGGGATTGGTTTTGAACCCATTAGGTTTTCAGCAGTGTAAGCTCCAGCCTTGGGCAGTTCCCTTGGCTTTACTTGTTTTCCTTTCCCTTTAGTTTCAGGGAGTGGTTGTATAAATCGAGACATTCTATCTTCCTATCTATCTATCATCTATGAGTTAAATTTGTGTAAGCCCTATAAAAGTGCCTTGATATGGCAGCAAGTCTAGACATAACAATTTTTAAGCTGGTACGTCAAGACACTTTTATAAAGCCTGTGCGAACTTTGTTCCGGTAATGAAGAGAACACCCGAAGGTGGCATAGTTTCTTCCTTTAGCTATGCCAGACTAAATGAGGACAATGGAAGTCTGTAAGTCCTAAGACAAATTCTTGTTCTCCTTAAAGGAGTTCATATTATAACCAATTGGTATTATCCGGTTCCCAGTTACTCATTCGATCTTTCCATGAGATCCGGTTTAAGACAAGTCTATCGTAATGTGTACGCATGACCTCACAAGCCATTGCTAAAGCCATCACGGTATCGTCATGGGTTCCGGGGGCTGCTTCAGTCCTACCTGTGCTGGTAGAGATATAATCTTTTAGTTCTTGTATCATAATGTTACTAGGGATGTATAAAGCTTCATCGTTAATTAGTTTTTTTAAATTACCAATAATAGCTGGCTTAGTGCTGAGAGTAGTTCTAAACCCAAGCCTTACACCTTCTTCATTAGAGACATTAGCAATCTTAGTTTGTTTGTACATGTTAACATAATTCATTGCTTCTAGTCTTTGTAATGTAGCTATCCCCATTGAATTAGATTCAACACACAAGAATGCATTATTGTAATATCTTCCTAAATAAAATAGCAACTCCCCAAATGTACTAGGGTCAATGTGGTTATCTCTATATAACCCAAGCACTTTATATTCTTTATCTAAGACAACAGCTGTACTGTAATCTTGACCAACACCTAAACTAACATCAGCAGCAATAACATAAGGTGTGTCAAACTTAGGGTAATCCCATAAATGTAACTTACCTTCTTTGCTATTATCAAACATCTTGGAATTATTATCCCATGTTTTTGTTCCTAATATAGGTTGGGGTATTAAAGAGTTTAATTTATCAATATCAAATACATTAGCCCCAGAGACAACAAAAGCTTCATCAGCTGTTGATGGGTACTCTTGTTTAAACTTAAGCTCCCCACTCTCGGCTATTTTTAATCTTCTCCAGTATAATTGTCCTAATGAAAGATTAAAATTATTTTTAATTTTTTCTTCTTCATCAGTTAACTCCATACCTTCAGGTGCTTCCCTAGTGTACTCTGGTGTCCAAAACCAAGGTAGGAAGATTGGTGTGTATTCATTCTCCCCAGCTACTGCTCCTTTCCAGAGTCTGTAGAATTCTCCTTGAGCACCATTCGCTGTACTCTCAAGTATAACCTCTGTACCTTGGGCCTGAGATATACCTTGAAATAATCCAGCCAAGATCTTCTCATCGTGTTGCCAAAATGCAACCTCTGATAAGTGTGCAATGGTAGGAGTTGTTCCTCTACCAGCCTCAGGTGCTCCCGCCGTATAGAGTCTATAAGATCCTTTGGCTGCTTTGTCTGTGTACGCAGGGGTTTTGATAATAATTTCTTTTGCATTACTTCTATCTTCTTGAGGTTTTAAATCACCTTGCATGTTTTGGATAACACTCTTACTCATAGAAAATAAAGCATCACTAGTAGCACTGTCGTGTGCCATAACAACAGATCTAGTGTGTTGAGCAAAGTATGTTTTCCAAAAGACTCTTCCAGCACAATACGTAGAGATACCTTGTTGTCTAGCTTTTAAGATTATAGCTCTAACTTTACCTGTCTCTTCTAATTGTGTTTGTAATTTTTCTGTAATGTATTTCTGGGAATTGTTTAACTTAAAAGGTACAAACCCTTGTGTTGCATCTTTAGTTACAATTTTTATTTGTTCTTCTGCAAACTTAGCAAAGTCTAAAGAATAAGCTTTAAGTTGAATTCTTTTTTCTTTTTCTTTAATAAGTTTTGATAATTCTTTTTTATTCATGTGTGTCCTCAAGAATAATGGGTGTACCCCGTGGGGTTACTAAGGAAAACTGTGAGATTGCTGTGTAAGCGTATGCGTATAACACACCATATATATACCCCCTCATAATATTCTAGTACCCCCCTAAAAATAAGTAGAGGCTTCTCTCTGGTCCTCTCTCTGGTACTACTAGTCAGTCAGGTAGATAGACATTAGTTACTACGAGATCATCTCTTAGAAGGTATAAGGGTAGCTCTCAGCCTATAGTTATCCCTAAAAGGAGTGCATATTAAGTTATTGCAGAGACTCTAAGGAGATATTGGTGGGGTATTGTGGAGTATCGTGAGTACCTGTGGGGAAGACAAGATCTTAAACAAACTACTAAATACTCTCAAACTTACTAGATCCACGCAAGGGCGTGTCTCTTTAATACGGATAATCTCAGTGTAAGTAGTGCCTCTCTTCTGATGATTATCCACTTAATTAAAATACATACTCTTAAGGAGAGTTTCAACCATGATCGGATATTCAGATCACAAACAAACTATTGGGGACATCCTCAATTCATTTCCTCATATGGATTTCCAAGAAGCATTCGAGTACAGCGAAAAGCTCGGTTGCAAATACAAATCCTACCCACAAAAACCAGCTAAAGGTACAGAGGATCCAGAGTTAGAAGCTTTATTCAACTCTGCTCCCTAAGCAAGAAAGTCTCTCATGCTCCCAATATAGGGGGCATGGGTGGTTTTTTAAGGTAGCCAACATCCCAAACCAACATCCTAACCGACACAAGGAGAGTTCAAATGAACTACATTTATATAGCAAACAACAAAATGGTTACAGCAAACTCATTCAATGAACTTGCAAAGAAACTTGCTGAGGATATCAAATACAACTCCTTAGCATGGTCACAAGTATCTCTTCCAAATACAGCTTCAATTGCAAACGCTAAAAATAAATTGTTCTCCAAAGCAAACAACGTGCTAGAAGAAAACATGCAGTCTATACTCGACATAACATTCGAGAAAGACATAGAGACTACCTCTAAAGCAAAGGTTGATGCACTATTCAGCCTATACTTTAAGATGGTAGATGCAAAGCTAGATTGTCACCCATTATGGCATAAGGCTGTAACCCACCTTGGAGCAGAACTTCAGATTTAAATCAATAACTTACGAATATGAACTCCTTCTAGGCACTAGGAGGTTACTATTACCCATACTCTTAAGGAGAGTCAAGTGGATATGATTGACACCTTCTTCTTGAATAGCTCTACTACTATACTCATCTATGTGGTGACTATAGTAGTGGTGTCTTACTTTCAATCACTATAAAGGATTAATAATAATGGAAATATGGAAAGAGAAATTCCCAGAGGTAACGTTCACTGATAAGGTAACTGTTATCTTTGAAGATGGTACGGAGCAAACAGAAAAACATTTGTTCCTTGATGAAGACCTGTCTCACATTGAGTGGTCTAAAGTTCTTAATTGCTTTGAGGTGTAAATAATGATTATATCTAAAACAAATGTCTTTACAGGCAAATATGGTCAAATGGATCTACCAATAACCATAGAACAAATCAAAGAGTGGGAAGATGGTGCTCTAATACAGAATGTCTTCCCTAATCTCACAGTTGATCAAAGAGAGTTCATAATGACAGGAACACTACCGGGGGACTTTCCTTACGATCAAGATGCTCAAGAAGCAAGCTGTGCCACAGTATCATGGGACTATATTTAAAACGAGGTATACTATGACTGATTTTGAAATGTGGGCATTTGTGATAATGTTCTATAGCAGTGCATTAATCGTGTTGGTTGGTCTTGGAGCATGGTGTTTCAAGCTAATTAAATAGTGCATATTAAAACAACTTAGTGGAGCCACGCAAGGGCGTGTCTCTTTAAAATGGAAGATCTCCAGATATCTGGTCTAAAGATTATTCTATGAGAGCAAGTCTCTCCCCACGTAGCAGTAGAATTCCGATTAAGACTTTCGGAGCGTGGGAAAAACCTGCAGAGCAAAATAGGTCTTGAGGACTGTGGTCACACCGTGAAAGTCGGCAAAGCATCTTACGTGCTCCATGGAAATCAAGATATCAACCCAGATACTGCCAAGCAAGTCTTAGTAAGTCTGGGGAATTCTATAAATTACTTCCATTTAAACCAAGAGGATCCTATGGAAAACATTCAAAACATCAAACGCTCATACCGAATTGATAATGTCACCCTTAATTGGGCTAAGTTAGATAAGCCGGTAAACCCATACGGTCAACTCCAATGGGAAATGCAGATTGCTACGACAGACAAAGCTCTTGCTGAGTCCCTCTCAGAGAACCACTTCAGAGTTCAAGAGAAAGAGTCTGGCATCTTCACCGTAAGCCTTAAGCGTAAAGCTATTAAGGTGGATGGTGAACCCAATAAGCCTGTCACTGTAGTTGGTTCAGACTTAGCTCCATTAACTGGCTCTATTGGTAATGGTAGTGTTGGTAATGTCATCGTATGGCAAAACTACTACGATAAAGCTGGTCGTCAAGGGGTTGTTTCAACTCTAACTGGTGTTCAAGTTACAGATTTAAAAGTCTATAACTCAAGCACTGCTGGCTTTGACGTAGTATCTAGTAACCCAACCACTGCTACTGCAGACGCTATTGAAGATGCTGAAGACGCACCTATGTTCTAACTGCAAAGTCCCATGAGGCTATTCCGTACATTTCGGGGTAGCCTCAGGCATTTTAGATAAACCGACATAGCGTAAGGAAAAATATGAAAAAAGTTACATTTCCATCTTGCAGTTCTGCCGCCATAGGTATATTAGATGCAGGTAAATCAATAGCATTAACAGAGTTTACTACAAGTGAATTTAACTACTTAGCAAATATGATCCACGAGAAACTTACGGACAGAGGGTACAAAAGCGATCACACGTTTAATTTCGATGTAATTGTTCGTTTCTCGCCAGAGTGGAAGGAATGACAACATGAATAAAGCAGTATTAATAGACCCATATGTGGGTGAAATAACAGATGTAGTAGTTGGCGATTGGAGAGACATACAAAAACTATTAAAGTGTGATTGCTTCGGTAGTGGAGGTTACACAAAGACAAATGATGCTATCTATGTAAATGATGAAGGTCTTTATACTGAAACTATGTATGTCAAGATTCCAGATTTGTATCCTGATCCTTATGCTGGTCGTGTATTGATCTTAGGGATGGATGAAGATGGAGACTCAGCAGATTCAAATATGTCTGCTAAAGATGTTAAAAAGATGGAGCATGAGTTTCTTAATAGTTCACAAGTGAAGGCTTTATACGCATACTAATTATCTGCATACCAATAAAATTCTAAAATGATTCACAAAGGATATTAATTATGACCAAACTGAAAAGAATTGGCAACAACATAGTAGAAGTGCAAACAAACAATGTCAAAATGTTATTCTCATATGAAACATGTGTAGCACTAGAAATAACCAATTGCTCATATTATACCGAAGGTTCATACTACCCAATTGTAGTAGACGAGAACCCTGTGTGGGGAAATGAAAGTGGCATAAGTAGAACAACACATAGGCATATAAAAAAATGGTTAGAAGATCGTAACTTTACTTATATAACACATGAAAAATTTGTAGACACATTGGATGCTTTACATGATTGATAGTCCATACAAAAATAAAACATGGGAGTTCTTCGTAACACCCTTAGTGTTTGCAACTGCACTACTAATTAAACTTTTGGTACTCACTGCTCCAGTAGGATATGAAATAGTATTCACAATAAGAGCATTGAGTGATGATGAATTAATGGAAATTGAGGATAACTGGGATGATTATTAACATACCTAGCATAACTAAAGAACGTGGGTACATAGAAGAACTATACGATGATAAAATTCTATCTGCAGATATTATAGAAACAATTGTAGACAATTACATGGATGTAATGGCATGGAAAGGATGGGATCCTAGCAGTATTGTAAGTGAATCAAAAATACTAACAAAAACGCTATCATGGAGTTCAAACTATAACCAAGGGGTTAAGTAATGGATATATCAATAGAAAAAGCAAAAGCACTATTCCTAACTGAAGTGTGCCGAAGAATCTATAATGAACACACAATGTCCCAAAATGTATATGAATCATATTCTGATGATTGCATCTATAATTTAAAATACAAAAGCTCTTTATCAGGTTATCAACGATGTATCACAGACTTAATAGGCTGGTCTAAAGAATCTGAAGAATTCGATAACGAAATAAAAGAATTTATAAATGCATACTGTATTAACTTAACGAGGTTTCTAAAGGCTCAATCAGATGGATAAAAGCACAGAAAACTTCCTGCTTGATATCCTTGAAGGCACAATGAAAGCTCAAATAGAACAAGCAGAAGAACTAAAAATAATGCGTAACTATATGTACCAATTTTTAACTTTGTTAACAATAAAGGAAATCTAATATGAAAACATTACTTGATCAAATCTTTGCAAATGCAATCACCCGTAGACGTAGTAATTTGGATACAGCTGATGTTCTATTTAGACGTACAACAAATCGTTACGCACGTAAAGGTACAATGTCTAATAACAAAAGCTACTTGATGGTAGGTAGGGATGACACAACTGGAAAATTCATTTCAGTTAATCAAGCCTCTGCGTAATGCTACTAAAAGCTCAAGTAGCTATAATTTCAATACTAATGCCACCAGTGGTTATCCTGTCGTTTATGTCGTTATTCGCAGGATAACTACCATATCAATCAAAACAAGAGAAATAAATGCCAAAAGTTCAACACACTAAAAAAGGACTAGTATTAATAGATGATTGGTATCCTGAAGATATTCATAAAGTAAGTACTGAAATACTAAAATTAAAACTAAAAGACACTGAAGTTAAAACTGTTATGTATGACATAATGAATACCTATGATGCAAACAATGGTATAAACTGGGACACCATAGAAAACTCTATCAAAAAACTATTTGATTTAAATGAACTTCAAGGAGCATAATCACATGGTAGATTGGAATATAAAAATGTATGAAGATCTTGACGAAAACATTGATATAGCACTAAAGAACTCAATAACAAAACTAATAAATGGTATTGATGATCTGACTTTCGATCAAATTGATACACTAGATAAAATCGTAAGTGATACTGCTGAAAAATATTCAGATGGTGTAAATCAACCTGATATAATTCAAGCAATTACTGCATACCAATGTTACGCAGATAAAAAACTAAAAACTGCTGTGCTTAATCATTTACATGGTAGAGATAAATTCTACGGGGAAAGTTATGGAGAATAAACCATTTCAAGTAAAATACCCCTTAACTAAAGAAGAAGCTATAGAATATATGTTCCAATACCAATACTCTCGTGAGCGTAAAGATGGACGTACATTCAGAAACTTCTTAATACGTAAACTCGGTAAAAGATAATGACAATCTGGGCTATCCTTAACACTCTAACAGTGTTTTGGGTGGCCTAGATATCTTTATTTTTTTATAATAACCGACATCCCAGATCTGCATCTTTTTTTCGGTAACCGACATCCCAGATCAGGCATTTATAGTGGAGCCACGCAAGAGCGTGTCTCTTTGACAAGGAAAAAATATAATGGCATTTAATCCAAAATCTTTACAAAACTTAGCACCTCAAATAACATCTGTCGAGAAAGCTAGGGAAATGCAAAAGAAATCTGTACAATCACGTATGGCTAATAGAGAAGCAAGAGAAAGACTTAAGCTAACAGCTGCAGAGATGAAAGTCGATGTAGATGAACTAACTAATGAAGTGTCTGCTGTTGGTTGTTTAAAAGTTCTTTTAGTTAAATATATGCAAGAGGGTGAGTATGATGAGGCGGCAAAGATAGCTACAACCTTAGCTGAGTTTGAGACTCCAAAACTTGCACGAGTCGATCAAACAAATACAGAAATATCCACTGAGGAACTATCTGATGATGAACTTAACAACAAACTCAGAGAACTTGGATTTAAAAATTAAAGAGATTCTTCAATGTATTGAAGGATATAAAGAAGATCTCGATAAAATGATAGAAACTGATGAAATTGATAATAACGAATACAAAGAAATACTAGAAGAAGTAAGTGAACATGCAGCATCGTTGATTGTTCAAATGAGGATTAAACATGACTACGGGCAAGAAGAAGATTAGAACGTGTCTAATGGGGTATTGTGAAGCAACTAATAGTAATAAAGATATATGTGACTTATGTTATTATAGATTTAAAGGTGAGCTTGGCGTAAAAATGTCTCAAGTGGTGCGCTTTATGATAAAAAGAGCAGTAGAAAGAAATAAATATGAAGTCAACATTACCAAAGAGGACATATATAATGTTTGGTCTGAAGACAACAAGTGTCCTATACTCCACACAATATATAAAATTGGTAATGAAGACTATGATACCTCACCTAGCTTAGATAGAATAGACCCAAGACTTGGATACACACCAGATAATATTCAAATTATTTCAAGTCTAGCAAACAGAATGAAAAACAATGCAACTGATGAGCAACTATTAAAGTTTTCTCATTATTACATAGAGTATTATAGGAAATGGTATGAATCAAACGTGGTTAATTAAAGTAATAGGGGTGGTAGTAATTTGGATGCTAGCAATGATAATACTAGTGTAAAATTTAAAAAAGAATGGGAGTTAATTTTAGGGCATGAATTAAAAAATTACAAAACACCTTTTGCAGATGAAGTCTACAGTATTTATCTAGAACTAAAACAAATAGAGGACAACAATGAAATTAAAAATAGAAAACAATGAAGAGTGGGATGTTGTAAATAAACCTAAACATTACCATAAGAATGGCATGGAAGTCATTGAAGTTATTGATGCTTTTACTCCTGATTCTTATTCATATTGTATGGGTAATGCTATTAAATATTTATTAAGACATCAAGAGAAAGCCGCACCTGTTCAAGATTTAGAAAAGTGTGTTTGGTATATTAATAAAATGATGAATGATTGGAGAAACTCTTGAGCACTTTATTATTTGACATAGAGGCAGATGGTATATATGCAACAAAGGTATATTGTATTGTCACAATTGATGTTGACACTAAAGAAGTTAAAAGTTATGGCCCAAAAGATATCTTGGTGGGATTGGATTCTCTTATATCCGCTGATCGCCTTGTCGGTCATAATGTTATTGGCTATGATATCCCTACCTTGGATCGCCTTTATAGCACTTCTCTTTTAAACAAACCTGTACATGACACTTGGGTTATGTCCCAAACCTTACGTTATACACGTTCTCATAAGCATGGACTTGCAGGTTGGGGTGAACACTTAGGTAACAAAAAGATTGATTATAATGATTGGTCACAGTTCTCTGAAGAGATGCTAAAGTATTGCATACAAGATTGTAAAGTAAACTTAGAGGTATACCAAGAACTCTTAAAAGAATACACTAATATCTATAAAACTAACCCATTGATTCAAAAGGGATTACAGGTAGAGCAAGCAATAGCTAAAGCAAATGTAATGATGAAGAGAGATGGTTGGAACTTTGATTATGACTTAGCTGTACAAACAGAAGCAATGTTTGTAGAACGTATGCATCAAATAGAACGCATCCTAGAACCTAAGCTAGGAACCAAAGAGGTATTCATTGATAAAGAACCAAAACAACCTAAGTTTAAAAAGGACGGGACGTATACTGCTGCTACCGCTAGGTCGCTCTCAGAGTACTTCGGAGAAGAAATCAAAACAACTGATACAAAAAGAATGCCCGCCGGAACAAACTACCAAAGATCTAAAGTAGAACAGATTGATCTAGGGCAAATTGCTTTAGTAAAAGAATGGTTGCTAGCTCAAGGTTGGGAACCAGATGATTACACTAGAAAGAAAATGCCAGATGGTAGCTGGAAAAACATGGGTCCAAAGATAACAGAAACTTCACTAAAGAAATTTGGTGATGATGGATTAAGAATATCTGAGTATTACACTTTACGTAATAGGTTATCAGTTCTTGAAGGTTGGAAAGATAAGGTAGTAGATGGAAGATTACACGGAAACATGTGGACTATTGGCACTCCGTCATTCCGTTGCAGACACGAAGTCATTGTTAACCTCCCTTCAGTTAATGCTACCTACGGCAAGCCAATGCGAACTATTCTCAAAGCAGACAAAGATGATGTCATCGTTGGATGTGACTCTTCAGGAAACCAGCTTAGAGGACTGTGTCACTATCTTAAAAACCCTGAATTTACAAATGAAATTATTAATGGAGATCAACACCAACGTAATGCAGATGCTCTCTCAAAAGCGATTGGCAGCAAGGTAACTAGGCAGACAGCCAAGGGTTTCCTATACTGTTATATGTTTGGTGGTGGTGCTGCAAAACTAGGGGAGGTTCTGTGTGGTTATCGTAATCAAAAGTTAGGTGCTAAAGCCATAGAAGAATTTTCATCTTCAATCAAAGGGTTAAAAGAACTTAAAGGTAAAGTAGAATCTGAATGGGAGAATCGTAAACTAACTCAAGGAGTTGGTTGGATTCAAGGACTCGATGGTCGTCCTGTATTTGTACCAAGCCAACATCAATGCCTTAACTATTTGCTACAATCAGCAGAAGGTATTACATGTAAAGCTGCAGTAGCTTACGCTATGGATAAAGTTAAAGAAGAAAAACTAAGGGCAAAACTTCGTATCTTTTACCATGATGAGCAAGCTTGGTCATGTCACCCAGATGATGCTGATAAGCTAGGTAAGATTTTAAAAGACTCATTTAAAGAAGCACCTCAATGGTTTGCTGTCAACTGTATGGAAGGCGGTGACTATGTAGTAGGTGAATCATATGCAGACGTTCACTAATGGGGACACAATGAAAGTATCTAATATATCAAAACTAACTGGCAATCGTAACTACATGGAGTTAGATATTACTTCTGATCAAATTAATGCTTACAACCATAATGAAGATTCAGTTGCAAATATCTTTCCTACTTTAACAAACAGTGAGAAAGTCTTTTTAATATCAGGGGTAACACCAGAAGAACTAGAGGAGAAGGATGATGTTAACATTAATAGACGCTGACTCAATTCTATTTAAAGTATGTTGTGTACATGATAGTAAAAGTAAAATACGTAAGCATCTAAAAGAAGACTTAACAAAAATAGATGCTGATTGTATGATGGGACAACTACACATTGCTGTAAAAGGTAAGGGTAATTTTCGTTATAAAGTATTTAAAAACTATAAGTCTAATCGTCCATCTTTAGCTGAAGACTTTAAAGATAAACTTAACTATGCTCACAGTTGGTTGTTAGATAATTATCCAGCAACTACAGCAGATGGTATGGAAGCAGATGACTTAGTATCTATATGGGCATGGGAAGCTATTAGAAAAGAGCAACCTTTTATTATAGCACACATAGATAAAGACTTAGATCAAATCCCCGGACAACATTACAATTACAATAAAGAAACTCGTTACTCTGTATCTGAGATAGAGGGTTATCAAAAGTTAATTGAACAATGGATTACAGGGGATAGTGCTGATGGTATTCCAGGTATCAAAGGATACGGCAAGGTCAAGGCTAAAAACATAATGAATGGAGTAGCATTAGAAACATTAGAAGATCGTGTCAGGCAAAGCTACAAAAGCCAAGGATACTCTAACGAATACTGCCAACAAATGTATGACTGTGTATACATGCTACAGTCATGGGATGAATTATATGTACATGAACCATCGCTTAAACCTGAAACCAATATCAGCGAATCGAATGTTTTACAGGATGAAACAGAAGACTGCAGACTACAAGAGGTATCAGAATGATGTAAGAGATATGGTCATATGGTTAGATGGTGATAAATTTGAATGGCCTTTTGGATCAGAACAAGTATTTGTTTGTGTCCATGCAGGTCTTTCAAATAAAGCAGCTGACTTAGACAACATCATCAAACCTCTACTAGATACCTATCAAGTTATGTATGATGACTTCAATGATAAAAATGTATACGGGATCTCCATGTTTAAAGATTTAGTACCAAGGGGATCTGAGTATTTAGATGTCAGTATAATAAGGAAAAATAATGATACAAATGACAACACCTAAAGACACTTACACTGTTGACTATCCAGCAGCAGTTGAGTATCGCAATAAACAAGCAGCAATATTCTGGCCTCCAGATGAAATCAAAGTAGGGAAAGATAAACAAGATATCTTAGTTAACATGACTCCTTCAGAAAGACATGGTGTTATTACAACATTAAAACTATTTACAAAGTATGAGTTAATAATTGGTGAAGAGTTTTGGTTAACTAAAATTATGAATGCATTCCCTAGACCTGAGATACAATCTATGGCTGCTTTGTTTGGAGCTATGGAGTTGTCTGTACATGCACCATTCTACGCTAAACTTAATGAGGAACTAAACCTTGCGACTGATGAGTTCTATAATTCGTACCTTGAAGATCCAGTACTATCGGATAGAATTAAATTCTTGGATAAGATTTTATCGAGTGAAGATTTGGTGTTTGCTTTGGCTGCGTTCTCTTTTATTGAAGGTGCGGTCTTATACTCTAGCTTCGCCTTCCTTAAACACTTCCAAACAAACGGAAAAAACAAACTACTAAATGTTGTAGCTGGAATAAACTTTTCTGCTAGAGATGAGTCCCTACATTCAGAAGCAACTGGGTGGTTGTACCAACAGTACATTCAAGAGGCAGGTATAAATCCTTTAGATTATGAAGATCGTATTAAAGAAATAGCTGGAGTAGTATATGAGCATGAGAAAGCAATCATTCAAAAAATATTCTCGGAAGGAGAGATCGAGGGAATTACTGAAACACAATTGGATTCATTTGTTAAATCAAGAATCAATGTCTGTCTTAGAAACCTTGGGTATAAAAACTTATACGAAGTAACATACAACCCAATAGCAGATTATTTTTATAAAGGGATTAATGGGTACAGTATGAATGACTTCTTTGTCTCTGTTGGTAATCAGTATGAACGCAGTTGGACAGGAGAAGGTTTTACATTTTAAACCTCGGAGGATAGATGAGTATTTATAATAGACTAAGTGAAGAAAGAAAGAAGTTACAAGCAGAAGGGGAGTGTCCTCTCTGGTATACCACTGGGGGTTACCAACTGTTTAAAGAGAAGTACTCTTACCCAGCAGGGACTACACCAAAGCAACAATACAAACGTATAGCAGACACGCTCTCAGTACACACTGAGAACCCTCATAAGTGGAAGGAGATATTCTTTGAATTGTTGTGGAAAGGATGGTTGTCCCCATCAACACCTGTTCTTGCAAATGTTGGAACGACCAGAGGACTTCCCGTTTCTTGTGCGGGATCCTACATTGGCGACAGTGTTGACGCAATCTATTCAGCCAAAAGAGAAGTGGCTGCTCTTACAAAGCAAGGTTTCGGCACTGCTTCATACCTTGGAGATCTTAGACCACGAGGTACAGAGATTAGTGTCGGAGGGAAAGCTTCAGGAACTCTACCAATCTTAAAAGGATTCCAGTTAGATATGGAGTATGTTGCACAAGGTACTTCACGAAGAGGTTCTTGGGCAGGGTACATACCAATAGAACATGGAGACTTCTATGAGGTGTGTGAAGATTTACAACACAACCCTGATGGGAATAACATTGGTTGGTGTATATCAGATGACTTTATTAAAAGATTAACTGAAGAAGATGAAGATGCACTGGCTAGGTATAAGGCAGCTATGCATACTAAGATGCTAACTGGTAAAGGTTACTTCTTCTTTACTGATAAAGCAAATGCTAAACGTCCAAAATGGTATGTAGACTTAGGCTTAGATATTAAATCTCCACAACTGTGTGCTGAAATAATGTTGCATAGTTCTGAAGAGTATACATATACTTGTGTACTATCATCAGTTAACTTAGCTAAGTATGATGAGTGGGAACACACAGATACAATCTTTAATGCAACAAACTTTCTTGATTGTGTATGCCAAGAGTTCTTAGAAAGAAGTAAGAACCTACCGGGATTAGAAAAAGCATGGTCATTTACAAAGAAAAGTAGAGCTTTAGGTTTAGGAGTATGTGGTTTCCACACTGCTTTACAACAAAGAGAGATTGTCTATGGTTCTTTTGAAGCTATGATGTTTAACAGTAAAGTGTTTGAACAGTTAGATAGTGAATCTAAAAGAGCTAGTAAGTACTTAGCAAAAACTTGGGGCATACCTAAGTGGATGGAAGGTTATGAGTATGCTAACACACATCGTATTGCAATTGCTCCTACCAAATCAACAGCACTTATCATGGGTGGTATCTCTGAAGGTATCAATCCTGACACAGCTATGGTATACACACAACGCACAGCAGCAGGTGAAGTAGATAGGATTAACCCAGAGCTACACAAACTAATGCAGAAGCGTGGGGTTTATAGTAAGAAAACAGTTGAAAGAATTAGAGACAACATGGGATCAATCCAAAATGAGGAATGGATGAGTGACAAAGAGAAAGAGGTATTCCGTACAGCCTTTGAAATCCCACAGAAGTCAGTGGTTCAGATGGCTTCAGCAAGGGCGAAGTACATTGATCAGTGGCAAAGTCTTAACTTGTTCTTTAGTGCTGAAGAAGATGAGTCCTATATCAATGAGGTACACAGGGAAGCGTTCTTAGATCCTAACATCCTAGCTTTGTACTATGTGTATTCTAAAGCAGGAGTTCAAGCATCAAAGGATGAGTGTGTAGCATGTCAGTAAAGTTAATAGCAGCAAGCGTACCTCAGATACCAGAGTGTAATACGCTTAAACAATTAGTTGCTTATTGTGCAAAGGTATCTAACCCTAGCAATCAAGCTAACCATGAAACAGCAGATAAGTTATTTGATTACTTAAAGAAACATTCTCACTGGTCACCTTTCGAGATGGTAAGTATGACAATAGAAATTAAAACTACTAGAGATATTGCTAGGCAAATACTTAGGCATAGAAGTTTTAGCTTTCAAGAGTTTAGTCAAAGGTACGCTGAAGTTGAAGCACCTTTTGAATTTAAAGAAGCAAGAACACAAGACCTAAAGAACAGGCAGAACAGTGTAGTAAGTGAAGATGAAAAGTTTAAACTGGAGTGGCATCGTTGTCAGTCTAGAGTTATGTGGATGGCAGAACAAGAGTACAAGAACGCTTTGGATATGGGCATTGCTAAAGAACAAGCAAGAGCCTTACTTCCAGAGGGGTTAACTCAAAGTACCTTGTATATGGCGGGAACATTAAGAAGCTGGCTTCATTACTGTGATCTGAGGTGTGCCAATGGTACACAAAAAGAACACATGTTGATTGCAGAAAAATGTAAAGATATAATAACTAAATTATTAGAAGAGTAAAGAGGACAGTATGAGCACAGCATTACACACATTAGAACAAAATATTTTAAGATGGGGACACGATAGGGGTATACTTATTAATGGTAAACCTGAGTCACAGTTTTTAAAGTTAACCTCAGAGTTAGGAGAGTTAGCAGACAACATCGCTAAGGGTAGACACATTGCTGCAAGAGATGACATAGGTGATATAATAGTTGTGTTAATAATGATAGCTGATCTTATCAATACAGACATAACCACATGCTTGCAGATAGCATACAGTGATATCAAAGATCGTAAAGGTTATTTAAATGAACAAGGTATCTTCATAAAGAAAGGAGATACAGGGACTTAATAAATTAAGAGGACAATATAATGAACGCAATTGATGAAACCACACGGTGTGTTAAGAGACACCAACCTTGTGAAGATTGTATGAGTAGTGATGCTCTTGCAACTTACAATGATGGACACAGTTATTGTTTTAGTTGTATGAAGTATACCCCGTCAACAGAAGGACAAGACATGGGAGCAGCAGTTATAGAATTTACAGATAGGAATACCGCAGAGTCAATAGGAAGTATATCTACTTACAGTAGCTACCCTATGTCTTCTAGAGGTATTAATAAAGAGACAATTGATTACTTCAATGTTAAGATGAGTGTTAACGAGGATGGCTCTCCAGAAGCACACTTCTACCCATACACACACAAGGGTAAAATCATTGCGTATAAGAAACGAACACTGCCTAAAAACTTTTCAACTGTAGGTAAGTTTAATAATGTAGAATTGTTTGGGCAGTCACAAGCATCTGCATCAGGTGGTCAGAAATTAATTATTACTGAGGGTGAGATAGATTGTTTAGCTGTTGCTCAATCTATGTATGAAAAATACAATAAGTATTACTCAGTAGTTAGTATACCTTCAGCATCTCAGACTAAATCTATTTTAGAAAACAGAGACTTTGTACGTAAGTATAAAGAAGTTGTCTTGATGTTTGATCAGGATGATGCTGGTGCAAAAGCAGTCGAGCAAGCTGCTAAGATTATTGGTATAGATAAAGTAAAAGTAGCCTCCTTCAACTTCAAAGATCCTTCTGAACTATACGTAGCAGAGGGTAAAGAGGGGGTGCTAAATGCAGTATGGAATGCATCAAGTTATAATCCTGCTGGTATCCTTACAGGTGAGTCCATTTGGTCCCACTTTAAGGATAGGCAAAACGCTCAGAGTGTTCCATACCCTGACTGTTTAAATGGACTCAATGAAAAATTAGGAGGTATGCGTCATGGGGAGATTACTTTATTTACTTCTGGTACTGGGAGTGGTAAAAGTACTGTTATTAAAGAGATCGTTCTGGACATTCTTAAACGAACAGACGATAAGGTTGGCCTCATATCTCTTGAGGAATCTGTCGGTGACACTGCAGAAAAGTTCATTGCTATGCAACTGCAACGTCCACTACAAGGAGAACATCCTTTATCGGATGAGGAACTCAGAGATGGGTTCAACTCAGTATTCGGTGATGAACGCCTTGTATTACTTGATCATCAAGGATCTGTCAGTGACGCTTCTCTCTTGGACAAGATTGAATACATGGCACTTATGGGGTGTAAGTATTTGGTCCTTGATCATATTACAATTGCAGTATCTGAAGGAGCAGCTGGACTCACTGGTAACGAAGCTGTCGATAAAGTAATGTCAGATCTTCTTAAGATTGTTAAGAAGCACAACGTGTGGTTAGGTCTTGTATCTCACTTACGTAAAGCTATGGGTGGTAAGTCATTTGAAGAAGGTCATCTTGCATCTATTGATGACATCAAAGGATCAGGTTCAATTAAACAAATTAGTTTTGACATCATTGCATTTGCTAGAAATGTAGTAGCTGAATCACCAATAGAACGTAACACTATTAAACTGAGAGTGTTAAAAGCAAGATTCACAGGTTTCACAGGAGACTGTGGTACATCTGTGTACAATCCTAAGACAACACGCTTGTCTGTTGGAGGTCAATTCGATTATACTTGAGGACACATATGAGTTTAGATAACGTGACGGGGTACTTAGTTGCTAAGATAGGCAGCAAAGGTAAACCCTCAGTTGGAGTAAGCATACTGAAAGGGTATGGGAACATACGTCCTCATCTCTTTCAGCTATCTCTAATAGCACTTGATAGTATCATTGCTTTAATAACTAAGAACAACCCTCCCTCAGATCCTGCAGGGATATCAAAGCTAACCTTCGTATCCTCACGTATTGGATCAGAAGTTGCAAGCAGGTTATTCGATAGCCCATTAGAGTGGAAGAACGCTGTAAGGCTAGGAGATCTCTTTGTAGAGGCGTTCTACCAACTAGGCTACATTGATATTAAGTATCCTAAAATAAGAGACAGCAGCTACACTGTGGAGTTCACAGCCTTAGGTCTAGAGTTCATTAATGAGATGCCTGAATCCCTAGATCCTTATCGACTACGTGGCACAGTGTTTGAAGAGCCACAAGAAATAAACACATTGATCCAGAAGCACCCATTGTTAAAAGGATTAGACAGCAGATACCCAATCGTTAAAGGTTGGGGAGTTCCTGAAGCTACTTGCTTTCTAGCTATGAAAGATTTACCATGCATCAAGGCTGCAAATAAGTTACAACAAACAGCATGGAAAATTAATGATAAAGTTTTAGAAGCAGTCTTAGAAGTAGACATGCAAGATGAGATTGATTCTTGTGAGGATGAACTAGAAAAAGAAAGATTAAAATCTAAACAACTTAAACTATCATACACTAAACGTAAAGCAAAGGTGTTACAAGGTACTGCATTCTATCAGCTATTAGATTTTGATTACAGAGGTAGGATATATTACAGAGAAAGTATATTAAACTTTCAAGGTTCAGATTATGAACGTGGTTTATTTTTATTTAATGAATCAAAAGTAGTTGATGATAAGGGACTACGTTGGCTTAAGATACATGCGGCTAACTCATTCAATGCATCTTATGATATTCAAAACTTACCTGTCTGGATTACGTCAGATTATAAAACCTATCTACAAAAACAAGGATTAGAAACAATATCTGTTGATAAAATGACACTCAATGATAGAGCGTTGTGGACTGAGAACAACATGGATATGATTGAAATGGTTTCTTATTTTAATTCTTTAGCAGAATGTGAAAAGCCTGTGTCTTTCTTAGCTGTTGCACATGAACTGGTAAGGTACTACATGTTTACATCTGGTGGGTTAGATTACTTTTCTTCCCTACCCATACCTATAGATGGTGCTAACAATGGGTGGCAACACTTAGGTGCTATCTCTAAAGACTATAGAACTGGTGAGTTAGTAGGTCTAGTCCCTGTAGAAATACCAAAAGATTTCTATGTTCAAACTGCTAGTAAGCTAATAGAACTTACTAAAGATAAAGAACGATTAGAGATCTTAAACAAAATGCCTATGAAGAAAATTAGAAAAGGTATTAGTAAACGTGGTAGTATGACTAGAGCTTACTCTGCTGGTGCTCAGAAGATTGCAGAAAACATGATCAATGATCTACGTAAAGAAGGTTATGATACAGAGTATGGTATCACAGAGAAACACTGTAAAGGATTCTCACACGATCTAGTAAAAGCAATTGCTGCAGTATGCCCTGGACCCTTAGAAACTATGAAGTACCTACAGAGGACAGCACAAAGAGTCCTAGAGTATGGTGAGAATAGTATCTCTTGGATAACACCCTCTGGTTTTTACGTGCATTATGAAAAGTATTATGAAAGACAAGAGAAAGTTAAAGGTACTATTGTTGGAGTAGGTAAGAGAGATCAAGTGTATCATGTGGGTTTAGTTGTATCTGATAGACCAGACCCTAGAGGATTTGCATGTGGTATATCACCTAACTATATACACTCATTAGATGCTAGCCACATGGCTAAAGTTATTGATGCATGGGATGGAGAGTTTGGTGCAGTACACGACAGCTTCTCTACACATGCTTGTGATGTGGATAAGTTATGTCTATTAACTAAGCGTGTCTTTATTGACATGTATGATTACGATAATTACTTTGACATGATAGAAAGAAGTATCATTAATGATGTTGAAGTAACTGTACAACAACCTACATTAGGTTCATTAAATATTAAAGAGGTAATAAAAAGTGAGTATTTCTTCTCGTAAGAACTATAACATTAACACACTAAGAGGTGCGACTAACGATGATGACATGGATGTCTGTAAAACATTAGGATTAGATCCATCATTAGCCTACACCAAAAATATTATACAAGCACAACTGGATCGAGATGTTGATCCTAAACTACATAAAGAAGTGTTGCATAAGTTAAAGAAACACATGTAAAAAAAAGCCCCTCTAGAGTCCTCAAAGGATTCTAGGGGGGTTATTTTTTTTATTATTATTAATGTCCGTAGAACTGTAGAA